TTATATGGCACCTCGATAGGGGTGCCGTTTTTTATGATATTCGTTAGAATATATAATAATCCTGCCAAACTTACGTTCTACTAATCGAATAAAAAAACAGGGATCGTGAAAATTTGAATGGGGAAAAATTTTCATAATCTGCGCTCCAATTATTTGTCGTATACTTGCTTGAACACCAAGGGTAGCAGCGATATTGTTGAGCATCATCCCGGATTTGGGCATAAAAAAACCTAGTAAATGCAAGGCTTTTGGGAATACTTTTTTTGATTATTGAATATACATATGACATCCCACCTTGAAAGGAGGGAATTGATATTATTATTATAATTATTTACTAATAATCTAGCTGCAACTAAGTAGTGGCGATTCTTAGGAGAACTATGTTCTCCAAAAAATATAATATAAAAATAATAATCCATAACGATGTGAATCGTTATTTTTATTTTTCTGGGCATGAAAAATGCTCCAGTTATCTGGATATTCCTATTAATATTGACGGGACCTACATTCTACAGAATTGCCTATATTGCATCATTTCTTTGAACTACGACTTTACCCGTGATAAAAAACCTGTAAAAAAGTTGTATCGTCAATCTTGTAATACAGTTCTCCAGAGAAAGAATCTTCTCCGTAACAAACTTGGCGGCAAAAGCAGCCGTCGTCACCATTTCTCTGTGCCAAGGCGTAACCCTCGACTTTTAAGAATGTTGTCCCATTTTTCTCAATAACCTCGCCTTGAACTATATTGGAAGAATGAATATCATCAGGGTACTCTGGGGCTATATCATCATATCTTTTATTCAGATAGGCTTGAATTTCCCTACACAACTTGTTATTTTGCTCGTTATTTTTATGCAGCTTTTTAACTTTGTTTAAAATATCCTTGGATAATCTAGTCTCCATATGTCCTTCCTTCCCCGGCTGGCCAGGGTCTCGTTATTGATCTTGAGTCTTAAACTTTACTTCCCCAGTACCGTTCATCTCAGCAATTACCGTCATTTTTTCAACATTTTTATCAGGCTTAATAAAGGGCTTCAGAAACCAATTAACGATATTGGTAATCTTTATTAGGATTTTTACGGCGTTTAAATCTTTTTGAGTTAGTAAATTTGCTCCGCATTGGGGACAAGGCTTATTTAACCATGCCCCGTAGTCCTGAAATTCAACCGTATCATCTCTAAAATCGCAACTTGGATTGTCACACTTAATACCTTTTATATTAAGATTAACTGCTTTCACACAAACCACTCCTTGTTACGCTTAATTGTTGAACTGCGTATTAATCATCCCATTCGGATTTAATCTTATTGCCCTCTTTATCCCAGACAATTAAATCACCGTCGTGTTCTAATCTTTCATATTCTCCTTCATACCTTAATTTTGGTCGAGTATCTTCTTTTGCAACTAATTCCACTTGTAAAATGTTTTTCCTAATTCCAAAGCATTGGTTAGCTAGATCATAAAACCTATTCTCCCAATTCTCGGATGGAGTATAGAGCTTAGCTACTCCTAGTCCATAGTTTATTGTATATTTCACGCAAAGACCTCCTTCGCTTAAATAACACTCCCCGCCTTAGCTGGCGGGATTTCCTTGGAATGTGTCACATCCCAATTAATTCTTTCATGGGCCATAGCCCTTCATCGTTTTTCCACGGCACCCCTATATAATCCAGGATAAAACCAATACCTAAACCTTTATTGCTCGGAACCCACTTTCCATTGACCATCTGTCCACCGCCGATGCAGTAAGCCCAGCGGTCAGGGTGAGTTATCTGCATCCGCTGGAATCGGTTAGGTTCTGGTTCCAGATGAACTCCTAACATACAAAACATACAGCCCGTTCTGTTTACTCCGGTTGTTATCAACTTCCCCCCCCCTCGCTTAAAGATTCTGCCGTAACATTTAGCATAGGGAAGATTATTGTCCCTTATATACTGCAATATATCCTGTTCATCCCAGAAGCCGAACGGAGTGGACTTGGGTCTGCCGGATTCGTAAACATTGCATCCTCCGTTTCGCAGGTATTCTAATGCCCGGTTCGCTCCATCAGCGGCCATAGTGCCTATAAAAGCCTGTCTGCCCGTAGCTTTCACAAACTTATCCATGGGCGCCTTTTTCATAACATCGCAGCATTGTTCACTTATCGCAAATGGAGCATCTTTAAGATATTGCCAACGCTTAGAGATTTTTGAATATCCAGAATATTTGCCGTTGCTCCTTATGCCAGTAAGCCTGAGTCTAACTGTCGCTTCGTTCTTTTGAGTAGGATTTCGTATTTCCCGAAGATATTGAGCCTGTCGCTTGCTGATAACGGGATATCCATACTTTTCAATTACCTGCCGAAAGGTCAGTTTAGGAGTTAACTTAATCACGTTTGGTTGACTTAAAGCAAACTCCCTTACTTCTGGATACTCTAAGTGAGTATCACAGAACACAGCTGGAACTTCGGGATATAACTGCCGCACAATATGAAGCAGTACCGTCGAATCCTTGCCTCCAGAGAAGGAGACATAAACCTGCCCATTCCAATACTCATACCACTCTCGAATACGCTCTTGAGAAATCATAATTTTGTATTTAAGTGGTAGCGATTGCAAGTCTTTAAGTTGTTTGGCGTCCATGATCCGACCTCCCCTCTCCTTCGCTTAATTAACATAATCCGCAGCAGGCATTACTGCCTACTGCGGATTACTCTCGATTACGATACCGCTCTTTCTAGCTCCGGTTCAACCTCAAAGACTTTAAGGTTTTCCTCGAAACGTTTTTCAGCCTTCTCGATTTTTTCAATAGCGTCTCCCAGAGTAGCACGGTGCTTCCGGATTAAAGTTATTATCTTGCTTGCTTCTTTATTGAAGCGAACCATGGCTTTTTCTTGTGCCTTATCCGGATCATCTGCTACTTCGATTTTCTCCTGTTCTCTCAAAAGAAGTTTTTCAAATTCCTGAGTTGCGAAGACAACGGCGTCTTCTGCCAGCTCGGTTTTGATTTCTTCATCATCTACTATTGGCAAAAGGTCGATTCTTACCTTTTTTTCTGCCAGAGTTTTGTTAATTGCATTACCCATTTCTTTTATTCCAAAAGCAACATCTTCTGCGTCTTTTGGAATAGTCCAGGCGGCCTTGATATCTTCCACCGGGATTCCAACGGATGATATTATCCGTTGGAAAGTACTACGAATCTGACCAGAAGAAGCTAGTTCTTTTTCTTCTGCCATAGCAGCAGGAATATCACCTAGCAAGTCAATGAGAAAAGCTGGGCAATCCTTAAGATCTTCATTCATATTTGAACAATGCCAAGGAGGATGAACTTCAGTAGTTATACACTGGAAGCTTTCCGTGGTCTTGTCAAATAACAATCTAGCAACTTTGTCGCCGTCAGTAACAGTCCGTTTCTGACGGTTAATAGCTGCGGCTAGGATAACCCGTTCGATAGTGTCGCTTTTGTTTTCCGTAGCCTCAGCTACTACAACTTTATAGCGGATGTCGCCCTGTTGATAAGTGCGCCCTAGCCGGCCAGTAATAGTTTCAAAGATTTCTCCTGCGGTACGGCGGCGCGGTGCAAAAGTATCAAAGCCTTTACTAGTGAGAAGGTCGCAGAATTCTTCAAAATCAAAAGTAAAATCTTTTAGACTATAAGATAGTCTTAAAGCGACATAATCGCTTGTGCTGAGTTTTCCAAACATAAAAAATCCCTCCTTTTGCTACTCATCGCAATCAAAGCTAATAATAACCTGATTACAGGTTTCGCACTCGATAGCTACATTAACACCTCCAGCATACTGCACGCATACTATGTTATGTCCGATGTGTTGTTCAATGTCTTCGTAAGATATCTTCTCGGATGATTCTTTCGAAGGTATTTTTTCAGCTATTTCATTTAATGCTTTAGCGATTTGCGGCATCGTGTGGGTGAAAAACCTTTGTCCTATGACCGTTTTGTGGAAATCCGGCATTGCTACTCCTCCTTTCAGAAAATAATAAGACCGCTATATAGCGGTTTCTTGAGTCGGGTGTGTACCCGAGAAAACAATATTTGACCGGTTCGTGTGTCCCGGAAATGGATCTTGTGATCCCGTCTACTTAAAACAGACGGCATAACAAGATCGGTTACAAATTAATTAGCCCTGGGAAAGTTGTTTCCCAGGGCAACATATTAAGCTTTAAAGTTATAAATGGGTTGTAAAATATCAATTATTTCTATGGTATCTCCAATGGCTTTAAGAATAGTATCCATAGGTTTATATACCATCGGACTTTCATCAATTGTACTAAGATTTATGCATGAGCTCCATATACCCTTCATGGATTTTTGATAGTCTCTTAAATCTACTGTTTTTTTGGCCTGGCTACGTGAGAGTAACCTTCCTGCCCCATGAGGCGCAGAATAATTCCACTCAGGGTTTCCCTTCCCTACGCCAATAATAATGCCATCTCTCATATTCAGTGGTATTACTAATTTCTGTCCAGCATGAGCCGAAATTGCACCTTTGCGAATTATGTTATCTTTAAAGTTAATATAATTATGAACGCTTTTAATGGTATCCTCGGGGTTATTTACTGAGAAATACTCAAGAAGCTTAGAAGCTATTACCTGGCGATTATTCTCTGCATATAGCTGCGCAAACTTCATATCTTCAAGATACTCTGCCCCGCCTTCGTTAATATGTAGATACTCCAAGCCTTTGTAAGAGTTATCTTTCATATATACTTTGGCTTTATTTTGATAATAAGTAGCAATTTGAAGACCGAAATTACGACTTCCAGTATGAATGGTCAACCATTTACGGGTTGTAGAATCAATTTCGATTTCAACAAAGTGGTTTCCGCCACCAAGAGTCCCTATCGAGTTAAAGGCCCTGGCAGCATCCATTCCAACTTTCTTTGCTAAGAAATCCAACTTTTCTTTTACTTCGGGAAACAATTGACTGGATGCTTTATCGCGAATTGCAAACCCGCTGGGGATGTTTCCTCTAACGAACTTATCCAGTTCATTAAAATCGATATCGATTTCACCGAGGCAGTAGCTTTCAATACCACACCCGATATCAACTCCAACTATGTTAGGAATAATATAATCATTCAGGGGCATAGTAAATCCTATTACTGCACCGGCACCTGCGTGGGTATCAGGCATGATTACAATTTTGCCATCAGCAAAGGCCGGATGATTCAAAATATTATATATTTGGCTCATAGTTTCTTGATCGATTGAATCGATCATTATTTTGGCTGAATTATATTTTCCCTTGATTGTAAACATTTCTGCCCTCCCTACCTCCAGGAAGGCTATGCAACCTTCCTGGAGATTTCTTTTGCCTGATAAGCAAACAACTTGAATTTTTCTTCCTCAAATTTAACTGTACCTTGGAATAAATAAGCTTTGTCAGGCTTAATCTCTTTACCGAATAATAAGACATCCAGACATCTAGTATAGTCTTCGATTGTGGCAAAACACCAAGGCTTGCCGTTTTTAACGCCGCTTTTTACCTTGGTTACTATCCCAGCTACTTTTGCTTTTCCTTCAGAAATATTGGCGATTTCCTGGCAGGGTGGAATATCATAAGCATCTAGTGGGTGACTGGAAATATAATACCCCAGATATTCTTTTTCGAAGTTTAGCAGTTCTTCTAAACTGTATTCTCCTATATCAGCGATTTCCGGGAGTAATTCTTCTCCAGTACCGAAAAGAGTATTTTCATTTCTGCCGATAGTTGTTGCCGCCTGTATTGTTGCTGCCAGGGAATGTATTATCGACTTTCTACTGCCGAATTCTGAAAGGCAACCAGCATAGGCAAGAGTCTCTAAAACAGCTTTGTTTAACTTAGCTTTATAAACCAGATCATAGATGTCATTGTAAGGACGGTTCTCTGAAATCTGGCTTATTGCTGCTTCTCCAAGGTTTTTGATCGCACCAAACCCAAAACGAATTCCGTTTTTATACAGGGTGAATTTCTGCCCGGATTTATTGATGTCCGGTGGAAGTATTTTTATGTTCAGTCTGCGACATTCATTAAGAAATAAAGCTATCTTGTCCTGATCGGTAGCATTACTGAGAAGTGCTGCCATAAACTCTACCGGATAGTAGGTCTTAAGCCAGGCAGTTTGGTATGCGATAAGCGCATACGAAGCACTATGCGATTTATTAAAGCCGTAGCCGGAGAAAAAATCAATTAAATTAAAAACTTCTACAGCAACTTCTTTGCTAATACCATTCTTAACAGAACCTACTATAAATTCTTCCCGTTGGGCAGCAAGGACTTCAGGCTTCTTTTTTCCAATAGCTTTACGCATTAGGTCTGCTCCTGGAAGCGTAAATCCAGCCATTTCTGTAGCGATCTTCATTGTTTGTTCCTGATATAAAATCACACCATATGTTTCTTTTAATATTGGTTCTAGCACTGGATGAAGATAAGATATTTCTTTTTCACCATGTTTGCAATCAATAAAATCATCCACCATACCTGAACCTAAAGGGCCTGGGCGATAAAGCGCAACCATAGCTATCAGGTCTTCGAAACAGTCGGGCTTTAGCTTTTTTAAGATGCGCTGCATTCCATCTGATTCAAGCTGGAAAACTCCTATTGTTTGTCCTTGAGAAAGGAGTCGGTAGACTTTTTTATCATCTAACGGCAGTTTATTAATGTCTATTTTCTTTTGAATGAGTTTTACTGCATCGTCTATTGCAGTTAGTGTTTTAAGCCCTAGAATATCCATCTTTAGTAGACCTATTTCTTCACAGGTATTCATTTCAAATTGGGTAGTAACTTGGCCTTCACTAATCTGAGTGGGTATTATGTTGTTCAAAGGTTCTGCGCCTATTATTACTCCTGCTGCGTGGACTCCTGTATGGCGTGGCATACCTTCTAGTTTTTGAGCTGCATCAATTACATGTTGGAGATTCTTATCGGTTACACCTTCCAGGGAGTTAACCCTTTTAGCTAGTTGATCTATTTCATATAAGGGTTCTTCCATAACTCGCCCAACATCTCTTACTGCTGCACGGGAAGCCATAGTGCCGAAGGTGATAATCTGTGCTACATGGTCTTGTCCGTAACGTTTGGATATATACTGAACCACTTCGTCACGGCGGCGAAAGTCAAAATCCATATCTATGTCCGGCATGGAAACCCTAGCGGGATTAAGAAATCGCTCGAATAGTAGTCCATAATCCAATGGGTTTAGTTCTGTAATACCTAAAAGGTACGCAACTAAACTACCTGCTGCCGAACCTCTTCCTGGGCCTACTGGGATATTGTTTTCTTTCGCCCAATTAACGATATCTTGTACGATCAAAAAATAATCAGCAAATCCCATATCGGTAATAATTTTAAGTTCATATTCCAAGCGTTCCATTACTTCCGAATTTGGCCGGGGAGAAATACGTTCCGGAAGTGCCAAATAAGCTTTTCTGCGAAGAGCAGCAACCGAATCTTTGACCGAAAACTTGGGTAGCAATATTTGGCCGAAGTTAAACTCCAGGTTGCATTTTTCCGCGATTTCTTCGGTGTTTTTTAATGCTTCTGGAATTGACTTAAAAAGGACTTCCATTTCGGCAGGTGGTTTGAAATAAAACTGATCGTTGGGAAACTTGAAACGGCTAGGATTAGACAAAACATTTTTAGTTCCGATACATAACAAGATATCCTGAAGACGCGCGTCTTCTTGGTTGATGTAATGAGTATCATTGGTGGCAACCAAAGGAATATTGTACTTATTAGCAATTCTAACCAATTCGGGATTGACTCTTTTTTCTTCTGGTAAGAAATGATCCATAATTTCAAGATAATAATCTGAACCAAAAAGTTCTTTAAATTCTTGCGCTCGGATTTCTGCTGCTTCAGTGTTTCCTGCCCGGATGAGTCTTGGGATTTCTCCTGCTAGGCAAGCAGACATAGCGACTAAGCCTTGCTGGTATTCTTGCAGTAACTCCCAATCTATGCGTGGCTTGTAATAAAAGCCTTCGCTGTAAGTCCGAGATACTAATTGGATAAGGTTTTTATAGCCGGTTTCATTTTTGCATAACAACACCAGATGGTATCTTTCTTCGGCTTTTTTAAGCCTACTTCCAGGGGCAACGTAAAATTCGCAACCGATAATAGGCTTAATACCAACATTTTTGCAAGTTTTATAAAAATCCATTATTCCGTATAAGTTTCCATGATCAGTTATGGCCAATGCTGGCATACTAAAAAACTTGGCTTTTTGAACCAAATCTTTAATGCGAGAAGCACCATCTAAGAGGCTGTATTCCGTGTGATTGTGAAGATGTATCAAACAATTACCTCCTTTCGCAAAAAAATAGAACCACTATATAATAGCGGTTTTTTTGTTGGTTGTGTGCCCGATGATCCAACCTGTCGCCCTATAGAGAGGTAATAGGAAGAACATGAGGCACTTGCCTATTGCATTAATTCGCCTAATGTACCTAAAGCTTTTTTGGGTTTCCACTTATCTCCTATTTGCTGAGGGATAACGCCTGAATAAACCTTTGTGTCCAAGTTGCTTATTCCTAATTTGTTAGCAATATTTTTGAGATTATTAACAATTAATAAAGATTCAGGTTCCCTAAAATCATAACCACAGTAACAATATATAGCTACACCATCATAGTAGCCCCTAATATTGTTTAACATAATTTCGTTGTTGTTATCCATCCATCCCATTTTCTTAAACCAATCTTCATGGGATTTTTCTGTATACTTATTGATAAATATTCCTTCATCCTTTACCACAAATATTATTCGTTGTTTGTGAAATTTTACTTTTTTGGGCATTTTATGATACCCCTCTTATTGCATTTCGATGTAGGTAATGTCGGTGCTATCGTTATATCCTTTCCGTGGCTTGATTTGAATCATATATGAAAACTTCTTAATTTTCTTATAATGTCGCACCCACATAATGGGAAATAAACAGCGAATATTTTCCCCTATGTTTATAGCATCAAGTGGGAAAACACTGCCATGCGTTTTCATATAGAATCTATAGTTTTCAGATATTTTCAAAAGCAATTCGTACAATTCTTTTTTGCTTTGACAGTTTCTAACTAACTGCCTCAATTCTCGTGTACCCATCCAATTTCTCCTTTCAATACAAAGTACGCCTGTTATATAACAGGCGTACTTTGTATTCTTTTTGTGGTTAATTTGCGCGTCTTATCAGTGGAGTAATTACCATTCTGGCATTATCACCAATAAACATAACCGGTGAAAGTGTATTGCCGGGAACATAGTGAACAATAATATTCCCTTCTAATACATCTTTCATTGCATTGAGATATTCTTTCTGAAATAGGGTTGTGAATCCCATATACGCCATTGTTTCTGGAACAATGTTAAATTTTTTATAATAACGGACTTCATTGTCCGTTATTACTGGCGGATAGAATTGTATCTCCCTTAATGTCGCCTTTTGATATTCATCTCTTATGGCAAAAATCTGCTGCCAAGAAGGAAATTTTCCCTTAGTGTGAATACCAGCCTGGTTTTTTTCTAATCTAACCACACACTTGTTTATTAATTCTTCGGGAATGAAATCGCAAAATATTTCGATTATCTGGTGAGTGTCAGAAGCGATTAAGCTATTAGGTGAGATATATACTCCCAGGAATACCTTATTATTTTCATTTTTTTACCCCTTTGCCCTAAATATCTTCTATTCGATATCCCAATTTTACTCGCCGTACCGTTTCTCTATCTCCGGCAGTGGAGAGATATTCTTCGTCCATAAACAAATGGGCATTAGCCTTAAGAATTATATTAATTTTTTTCGCCCAGTCATTTATGTGTCCCGGTACATTTTGGGACATTTGGCTCCCAGCCTGGCAGGTAGTGTAGAAAAACTTTCCATCCCGCTCTTCCAATACCCTCACCAAGGCCTCTGGCAACCCACATGACATTTCGACAACGATTACCGGCTCTAGTTGCCAACCAGGCACTTGCACCTCTTCTGGCATATGATTGCCGGGCATCCCGGTATAGAATTTACTTGTCATTCTGACATCTCCTCCTCTTTTTAAAATCTCCCAAAAGAGTCGTAAATAATTTTCCTTCAACTTCATTGCTTTCTGGGATAATAGTATCATGCTAGGGGCATAATTATCAAACTTGCGTAATAAGCTTAAGTGATTTTTATAAATTGCCGTCCATTAATGTAATATTCGGCCTTTCCAACAAGACCGTCTTTCCGATAAGAGATTTTTGCTGGGCCAGATGTATTGTGTAGTTGCCCCTTCTTGTTGTAATGCCATTCGTTGCGGATTTGCCCATTAGGATAAAAAGTCTGTTTAATGGGGCCAAGGACGGAACCGTTGCCATAGTTTTGCATATAATACTTTTCAAGTAAAATGCTATTTTTATATTTGTGTATTAAACTTAAATTTCTATTTATTATGACAAGATCATGATAGACTTCTTCGTTTTCATCAAACAATGTATGGCGACACATAAGGCTTTTATTTATATATGTTTTTTCGGATATTTTGCCGTTTGCGTGATAGGATACATATGCTGGCAAGTTGTTTTCTCGATAAAGCTTGCCGTGCCTACACCACCTCAATATTTTGAGATGGCCTTTTTCATAAAACCATATTTCGGCGGGATATCCTTCCCTGTGAGCATTTCCATTAAGCATCCACACATAGCGCCGCACTGAGCCGCATGGATAATACCATATGATTGCAGGTTCATTGTCACGGTGGCATTCACCGTTAATGTGCCAGTATTCTTTATTTAACTGACCATCCGAATAATATTTCTTACAAGATGGCCCGTCTTTTCTGTGGTATTTTCCGTTCTGCATATAATATTCATATGCGGGCTTTCCATCGCTATAATAACCAATACGTGCAGGGCCATTAATGCGATGGATAATTCCATGATTAACCCAAATCTCTTCCGCAAGATTTCCATTAGTATAGTGTCGAACATGAGCAGGACCATTTTTACAGTGCAACTGGCCGTTTTTGTCAAGCGCTTGTAAGGTTATTGTGGTATTTTTAATAATATTGTCCATTTTTTGTACCCTCCTTTAGATAAGCCCTTTTGCTTTTAAACTCACATGATTACCAACGCCGATAATTACGTGATCTAAAACTTCAATGCCTAGTATTTTGCCTGCATCAATCAGTCTTCTAGTTGTCTCTACATCCTCCCGGCTAGGAGTAGGATCGCCACTGGGATGATTATGGATCAGAATAACCGATGCTGAGCTGGTAAGAATAGCTGGCTTGAACACTTCTCGTGGATGAACAATAGAACTGTGTAACCCGCCAATGCTGATGGTGCAAACGGCATTTAATGCACCCTTGCGATTTAGATAAGCAACGATAAAGTGTTCTCTATCGCAATTCTCTAAATCTTTGTGGTCGGTAACCATTTTGCAGATATCTTCTGGTGACTTGATCCAATATTGCTGACCTGATTCTTTTATCAACGGGTCTCTCATTAGATAAGTCGTAACATAGTATCGAGAGTAATTTTCAAACAAATTCCCTTGTTCCATCAAAACCACCCTTTCTACAGTATCCACACGCGAGAAACCGAGTGTTTAATCAACAAAGATTTTAGCTTACGGGTGATTTCGGTGCCTTTTCTCAGTAAGAATAATCCTTTTTTAGAAACAACATCTCGGGCTAGACAATCGCCCGAGACAATTTCGTTGATATGTTTTTCCATTAATAATCCCTCCCAGCCCGGCAAAGCCGGGCGTTATTTTGCCCGGCTCCTGCCGGAAAAGAAAGGAGTACTTAATCTTTAGGATACGTACTAACAAACCTGGTCATTGTTGCCTTGGCACCATATTTTCTTCCAAGGTGGGTGCAGTTTCTTGCATTTTTCACACCACTAAACTCCTAATGGTCGCAGTATTCGAAAGCACCAACCATAAGGGTGATATCTAAATTGACTTAGCATATTATTTCATCTCCCCATGATATACATCTAACATTTCCGCCCCAGGTATTTGCCAGGTACGGGATTACTATTGCTAAATATCAACATCATAACTGGAGTCAATATCGTCTTCACTTTCAATGTCAATAATGATGGGCGTTTCGTTGTAGGTAAGATTTATCAACAATGTTTCTATGTCCGAAAGGTAACGGAATCTGAACTTATCTTTAATATTACAACCATCAAGATAAGTACTACTGATATAACCTATTCCCGGCTCTTTATGTTTTTTGTGCAGCACGAAAGATATAACATCTGAAGAATGCCGAGAATATCTATCTTTTGGCTCTTCCTGTGCAAGTTCAACGTCATACCAATCGTATTTCTCGTTTAATTCAAACTTGACATAGAAGTATTCAAGATTGTATTTTTCGGAATCATCAACCTCTTTACATATCCATTCCCGGTACTGCTTGAATATTTCGGATAGCTTAATGCTGTCTCGCTTTACAATCAGCATTTCATCGAAAGTTTTTTGGATTTTTGCTGCGACATCAGCCCTGCAAACCTCTTCAGTTATTCGCTTGACTTTTTCGGCAATAAAGGAATTATAAGCGGTAAATCCAATATCAGCTACTATACTGGACACCTGTTCGGATACCTGTTTTTCAATACTGCGTCTCAAAGAGTAATCTCCCAAGGCGTCAGTAATAGCCTTTAACATGGTTTCCTCTATGGTTTTTTCGATGGCAACCTTTATGGTTCCATTATCATTTAGTGCCTTAATCTTATTGTCTACTATCTCCTGAATGTTTAAATTCATATTAATCCTCACTTTCCGCACCATTGCGCAAATTAATCTTTGGCGGTTCTAATTTTTATCCCATTCCTCAAATATCTTTAAAGGCCGATTAGTTAGAAAATCGGCTAAATGCACGATTTCTGCAGGTGAAATACGCCCGTTAAGCCCATGAGAGGATAACCCATACATACGACGATTTTACGGGGGCAACTGGCTAATTCCCGGTCAATTTCCTCTAAATATTCTGTAATTGATGTTGTCGTGCAACTAAGGTCGCGGGGATTTCTGGAAGCAGTGGTTGTTCCTGATAGCGGGCTAAGACAAAGGAATTAATGCGATTTTCACCGAAAATCATTTTGAGTAATTTGTAACATGCTCTAAAAGCACAAGGCTTAGAGGCCATTAACCTATTTATAGCCTCTTCTTTGGAGCGTTGATAACACTCGTTACAAGTAACATAAAAGTCAGTTTCCGTAACCGACTTTCCGAGGATCGCCCCGCAATAAAAACAGATTTCTTTTGCTACGGGGGTTTCTTTTACGATGGGAGTTTCTTTTGCTACGGGAGCTCCCAAAAACTTTCTAAATGGAAACAAGTCTCTTGGCTTATTCTTTCTTTGAATAACAGCAAGATACTTTTCCCCTTCTTTTGGTACTATATAGATAGCCCCTTTCTCAATCAAGGACCATTCTACTTTTTCGCGATACTTTGCGATACGGAATTTTTCCGTATCAGGAAATACGATGGGTAAGTATTGAATGTTCGGATTGTCATATTCTCTGAGGTTAGCCATACATCCACCCCAACCAAATATGAAACAGGTACCCTTTCCCATATCATATTCTTCATCGTACAGCTTCTGGGCATTTTGGACGAATAGCGCTTCTTCTTCTTTATTCGCAAAAATTAGTTTTGCCTTATTTTTTTGAGGAATATCCCCCAAAAACACTACCCCTTCTTCGACATTAACCGTCAGTTGGATTTCTGCCTTGTGGCTATTGTCGTCTCCCCTTTCGCCTTGTTCGTCTGTACGCGACCAATATTCTGGAGTGTGATAAATCATTCTTCTTCTTGAATAGTTCTTTGCCTCACAATATTGATCATCATTCCAGAATTGGTGAAAAGATAAATCTTTAGCTCCCCACTTTCCCTCATACATTTCTTGTGTAATCATAAACTCTCTCCTTTCGCCTGGGCGTGTGCCCAGATATAATAACTTTGACTAAAGCGTATGCTCTAGAAATGGATCATGTGATCCACTCCACCTACTGATTACAGTAGGTGGAGGCATAACACGATCAAATAGTAAGGTTTACAAAACCCTTATCTCCTGGGTTGAGAAAATCAACCATAGTCACCCAGGCTGTGGGTTTTTTGGCATCAATAATACTAATATCAATATTGATACGCTTCGAATTAATTGTTGCAAGGCAATGAAATCGTCTAACCTGGCTACCCTGGATATTGCCTGGAGTTTGCTCAAAAAGATTTCCTTGGGTAATTCTTAGCAATTCTTTTCTTTCGGATTTGTTGAGATAGCTTTTTAACTCTGATAAATTATCAGCAAGATACTTAATGGCTTCTTGCATTTGCACCACTCCTTTTTAGGAAAGGGATAAACCCTTCCCCTATCAGACTACATACTTCTTTCGTTCTAAAGCTTCTTCCCGTTTACCCCTGTTGTATTGACTTGTGGGTCTTAGATAACCCACAACCCGCGAAAAAACTTCGGTTTCTGCATTACATAACGGGCAGAAATATTGTTCACCTTTTAAATAACCGTGTTCTTCACATACCGAAAATATGGGCGTGAAACTATAATACGGTATCCTAAAGCGAACCATCTTCTGCAACAGGGCTTTTGCCGCTGCAGGTTCAGGCGATTCTCCCAGGAAGGTATGAAACACCGTCCCGCCAGTATAAAGCTCTTGCAAAAGTTCCTGGTGGCTTAAGGCTAAGAACAAGTCATCAGTATAATTAACTGGGAGTTGAGTAGAGTTATTGTAGTAAGGATAATTAGGATAATCCTTAAAACGTTCACGGTCTTTAAGTAAAAGGGAATATGAACATCCTTCTGCCGGAGTTGCTTCAAGATTATATAAATTCCCGGTTTTTTTCTGGTAGCAACGAATTCTTTCGCGCATGAAATTTAATACTTCAATAGCGAATTGCTGACCTTCTGGGTCAGCAATGATTTTGCTTAATAAGTTCAGGCAGGCTTCATTCATACCTACTAAACCTATTGTAGAGAAATGATTAACCCAATACTGTTCAGAAGATTGTTTTATCGAACGGAGGTAAAACTTACTGTAAGGATATAAACCTTGTTCAGTAAAGTTCTCTAAAGCCTTGCGTTTTATCTCTAATGATTGGCTAGCGATGTCCATTAGGAGTGCCAAGCGAGTAAAGAAGTCTTCTTTATTAGTGGCTAGATATCCCAGGCGTGGCATATTAATAGTTACTACGCCAATGCTACCAGTTAGCGGGTTAGAACCAAACAAGCCGCCGCCGCGTTTTTGGAGTTCGCGTGTATCAAGCATAAGCCGACAGCACATCGATCTAGCATCTTCAGGATTCATGTCGGTATTCACGAAGTTAACAAAATAGGGTATGCCATACTTTGCCGTCATCTGCCAAATAATTTCATGCTGCGGGTTATCCCAATCAAAGTCTTTGGTTATGTTATAAGTTGGAATGGGAAAAGTGAAAACTCTTCCTTCGGCATCGCCTTCAAGCATAATTTCAGCGAAAGCTTTGTTTAGCATATTCATTTCATTTTGGAATTCACCGTAAGTTTTGTCTTTAAATTCGCCGCCGATAATAACTGGTTGATCTTTGTAAAGCGGTGATACCTCTAAATCAAAGCTCAAGTTACTGAAGGGTGAATTGCCGGTAATAAATGTTTTCCCGTTTCTTCGTGCAACAACGGTTTCGTTATCTGTACTAGGACACCAAATAATCCCGCTATAGTTAATTTCGTCTACTTGCTGTATATACATGTCTTTTGTTTTTACGATGCGAATTGCATGTAGTAACTGCTTATTTACCGGATTGTTACGGTAATCACGGATGGTATCGGTAGCCCCCATCCCTGCATTTATAATAACTTGCATCAGTTCGTTTTTAAGGTTTTCACATACTGTTTGTGTTTTATTACCTGTGCCATCTCCCTTTAGATAAGTTGCAATAAATGCCCTTGAGATATTTGCGTCGGCCTGTAGTATTTTAGGAGGAATGTGTTTTATTCCTTTTTCTTTATCGCTTTCAAAAAAGGCCAATATCTCTTTGTTGCCTTCAGATAAAAAGCGGATTACTGCAACGGGACCACCTAACCCATTCTGTTCTCGCTCGGTATAACTTAGACCGAGGTCATCACAAAGGGTTATTATTTCGTCGTATTTTTCGGGATGTTTTATTTTTGACTGATAGATGCTTATACGTCCTATGCTTCTACCACTTTTATCAATAGTCCCGTCCGAAATAATCCAGGCAGCTAATTTAACCATATTAAGGTCGAGGTCGTGTATGCCATTGATATTGCCATTATTCGCCACAGGAATTGATATGCGTGATTTAGCAGATAGTGCCTGTTCAATAGGTTCTAACACAACTTTTCTAAGCAAAGGGTTTGCGTGATACTTGCGCCGTACAATACGATGGTTTGGGGAAATTAATTGATCGGTAATCCTATTTCTTAAACGATACATTTTCCCCTCATATTTTCTCGCAAATACTTTTTTAACTGGCATATATTCAATTGATTGAGAATTAATATTGTAGGTTGCGATTTCATCTCCAGTTTTTAACTTATCGTAGTTAACCCAACCGTTACGAGAGAGGATTTCTGTGTCTTCAGATAAACACTGAAAACCTACTCTGGTGGGAACGTTCATGTTAAAAATAAATTCCTGCAGGCATTGTTTAACCTGGGCATAATTCAGGTTGTCGTAATAGATAAACGGTGCCAGCAGGGTGTCAAAACTAGCAAAAGCTTGTGCTCCTGCGCACTCGCCCTGGAGGGTAAACATAAAGTTTACTACCTGTCCCAATGCAGCCCTAAAGTGCTTGGGTGGCTTTGAGGCGACTTTTCCTTTTACGCCTCTAAATCCAGTAACAAGCAAGTCTTGTAAGTCCCAACCTACGCAGTAAGGGCCTAATACAGAAGTGTCGTGAATATGGAAGTCTCCAGACTCATGACATTGGCGTACCGGATCGGGATAAAGCCGATGCAACCAGTAATCTTCTACTAACCGTCCAGAGATATGAAAATTCATTCCCTGGAGAGAGAATGTCATATTGGCGTTTTCGTTAACCCGCCAGTCGTTTTTGGAAATGTATTTTTCTATAACATCATTATTCATAGAGACTAACGCCTGGGCGTTTCTTATATCTTGATGTTGTTTGCGATATAAAATATAAGCCTTGGCGGTTTTGTAATGGCCTGCTTTAACTAAAGTTTTTTCAACTTCATCTTGAATTTGTTCAACTGTGGCTATGTCTTCGTATTTCACGTTAAGGCGGTCTTGGATAATTTGAGTTAGTTCTACTGCCCGATTATAATCAGTTCCGCCTACGGCTTTTACGGCAGCCCAGATAGCGTTAGTAATCTTGAAAGGATCATAGTCTACGATTCTTCCATCACGTTTAATAACTTTTTCCAAATCAAACCCTCCTTTTTTGAAAACCAAAAGCGACTACAAAGAGTCGCTTTTGGTAAATGTGTTTTTTAATGTTGCCCGCCACATCTACAATACTGACAGGCGATTTCGTCCAAAGCATCGGTTACCACAAGCTTGTCTATGTTGTAGATAGTTCCATTGGTTTTTACTGTCCTGTCATGCTGTTTCCAAAAACCATGGCTTTTCATACCTTTAACACTGCCAGTAGCATCAATATTGGGATGGGCTGAATGCCTGTTACCTGTTTTACCGTTTTCTACCCAGGCGATGCCAGTCCTGGGACACCAGTAAAGGATTATATATTCAGCAATTTCTTTAATTTTCTCTTTCACGAAAGCCCTCCTTGTAGCAATCGGCACAACAAGGGATATACTTATCCTTGTCGCCAATTTCTATTTGCTTTGAATTGCCAGCGATCTTTTTAGTATATATGGCCTCTTTGCCACAACCACAAATAGCAGTTAATTTGGTTACGCTATCTGCGATTGACATCAATTGCCCCATACAACCAAAGGGTTTGCGTTGATAGTCCATGTCTAGCCCAGATATTAATAGAACTACACCTTTGTCTTTTTGAATTTGGCAGAATTCTATTATTTCTTTGCCGAAAAACTGGGCTTCGTCAATTACAATAACTTCGCAGGCACTATCGCAATATAAATCGCGAATTGGCCTTAGCGTAAGCTCCAACGTGCCTCTGACGGTCTTGATACAAGCTTCTTGCTTGCGAGTATCTATAGCGGACTTCACAGCCGCATAAGTTTTTCCAGCCAAAATATATCGTTCCAACCTACGCAATAGTTCAGTGGTTTTGCCACTAAACATTGGACCGGTAATAACTTCTATTTTCCCCGGCATTATTCTTGAACCTCGATTCGGAAAAGGATATCTTTCTTAATTGAAGGCCAATGGTAATCGAGTTCTGTTTCTTCAGGAATGTGTTCGACTTCTTCTTTGGCTAGAAACTCATAATCAGCTTCCTCATCATTACCGATAGCTTCTTTGGTATCGCGGTTAAAAACGTTTCCACAAACAGGAACATAGCCACGAAACTTCTTACCATCGTGGTAAATAATAAAAAACACTGGTTCTTCCCAATCTCCACCAGCCATACAACCTAAGAATGGGATATGGAGTTCGTGGAAACCTACTAAATTGATGTGTCCCATCCAGTCTTCCGGTTCGATAAAACTATATTTAAAATCAAACTGGATTTTGGAGATATCTTTTTTGACTTGTGGTAGCACACTTAAAAATTGGCTCATACTAAAATAGCCGTTCTCAGTACAACGACTTTTATCTATTACTGCCAGGATTTTTTCTTTAAAATCCTGTAAAGATGTTTTCTTGGCCTTACAACCACCTTTGCGAATTAGTTTTTCACCAGTGTTAATAAACATGTATGTCCTCCTTATGGATGTATTTTTACCACAATGACTTTTTCCCAAGTGAAATTATTAACTATCTTCTCAGCTTCTTCTTCGTTAAGATCATGCTCATCCATTACTTTAAGAACAAGGTCATCAAAATCATAGCTTTTTTGAAAAATCCTTTCGTAGCTATTGTCTTCCCATATCTCTTCTATACGGGCTGTACCCCATTGTGCTACCCAAGAATTGTAATCATCTGAAGGAACACATTCGGTATCTACCAATGGGAGAACCCTTAGCGTTGGATTCTCTTTAATAAGTCTAAATAGCTTAGTGCTTTCTTGCTGTCTCATAGTTATTTCTCCTTTCTTATGCCACCTTTTGTAATGCCCACACTCCACGTGCAACGGGCTCAAATTCAGGACTGGTTTGTAAAGTCTCACGAATTTTAGCCTGTGGGTCGGAATGCCTTGTCCAGCCAATCTTCGACAGCAATCGTAAATAATAATGCTGCCTCAAAAACAACATCCTCTTCGTTAATCCCTGCTGCACCTATGTTGATATCGTGCCAGGAGAATTCTGCCAGGATCATTTCTTCTGTCTCAAGAAGCCGAAATACCGGATAATCGTGATCCGGCATTTCGGTAGAGGTTATTATAGAGATGAGTTCTTCCATCTAATTACACCTCCAGCGAACGAAGTTTATTAATATTTACAACTTTCGTTCCCATTTTATTTTGGCATTCTGCTGGGGCGGGCTTACCTTTAAAGGTTAAGCCGATTGGAAATTCAACCAGGGCTTTTTCTCCATGGACAAAAATTATAGTCCCGGGAGTAAAATCGCCACTGGTTCGGGGAATTAAAACCTTGTCGCCTTCTTTCACATAAAACCCTCCTTTAATTAAAAATGCCCGCGCGTAGCGGGGTTGTGCCAGTAAGTGTAACCGGAAAGTAATTTTTATGCTGGCGGTGTCGCCAAGAAAAGGATCGTATGATCCAGCCTGCCACCTCATTACAAGGTGGCAGGAAGATAATACGATTAGTTTTTGCGCTTTACTCCTTTCGCATAATCTTTGGAATGTACGCTACGCTATTTCGCTATAGTACTTTGACTCTGTGAGCCAATCTTTGTCTCTTGGGTATTTGTCCCCATCCCCAAAGGACTCGAATTCTTCCTTATTTATCTCATAAAATTTAGCTTCGGGTTCCTCTTATCAAAAAATATCTTTCCGGTTCTGTTCGCTCTAACCACTCTGCATCATACAAAGATATGGTTTTTTCGTACTCGGGCAGGTAGTATTCTTCATCTTCTGGTTCCTGCCAATTTTGCTGAATCCATGCAATCCGTTCAATATAGAATCCGATGCATCGACTTGGCTTGTATTCTCCACCGCTTCCATCCTGCTCATATTCACCAAAACGGATAATACCACGGTAAATCTGTGAGGCAAAGGCGCAATAATAAATGCCATCCCCAACACGCAGTTCCTGCCCATTTCTATCGGTAACATTTGGTACAAGCATCCCTACACTCCTCACTTTCTTGCTGCGCAATCTCCTTGGAATGTGTACTAAACTTCTGATTCTCTTTCCTTAACTTCCTGTGCTACTGCTTCTACGAGGACTGCCATTTCTGCCCATATCCCTGTTGGTTCATAATCCTTTTCTAAAATAAAATCCTCACAGGTGCCTGATTCATTAGTTTTTCTAAAATCATTTAAGCAGTTTATTTGAGCTGAATAACTACTATTTGGCTTATACCAGTAGCAGTTTTTACATATCTTTGTCATTTTCATTCTCCCCTTCATCCCATACCCAGCCCCAATCTAGTTTTTGGCCGCAATGGTAGCAATAATTTGCTATCCCAGTCCCGGTAAATCCACCGTCACAAGCGGGGCAAGAATAAGCCGATGTGTATCTTATTTCTTGTTCACGATTTTTTATAGGTTTCTGGGGTATTTGTTTTTCTAGTGCTTCAGCTAATGCGTTATAATCTTCTTCGGCAGGACATTCTATAATTGCAAAAGGTTCTTTTTTTATACCCCACTCTCCGTTTTCTTTTAGTTTTAAAATAACTCCATCATTCATTCTTTCTCCTCCCATTCCTCGCAAGTATCGTCATAGAATGTAGGCACCCCATATTCGTCACTATCCTCATTGCCGCAATAAAATTCTATATAGCCCAAATTTGCCCTGTATTTTTGCTGAATAGTTCCGGGGTCTACCATACCCATACAGTCAAGACACATAACGCGCCACCGCAACCCCGCGCCGTGTTTATATCCGTCAATATATATGTTCTCGCACCCACAAAAAGGGCATGGTTTCAATTTAATCATTATTCACCTCCGTAAAATCGCCTGCGCAGTTGCGCCTATATGTTTTGATTTTGCCCTTGTCGGTTGCCTGCGTCTGCACCTGCCTATTCCACCACATAGCGAACAGGTGAGGCGGTTCTTTGTACTGCTCGTCATATTCCATGCCATTGCGTTCTTTCCAAGTCTTAACGCAATCAGGACAGTACAGCACATCTCCGTGAGCACGAAACCCCTCAAAAAACATTGATTCAGGAATGCCTGGAAAGGGGATTGTCACACCATGTTGCCCGCAGTTGCTACACTGGTATCTAATTTTATTAGCCATTATCTCGTCTCCCCTCTATGTCGCAGTATTAACATGAACCGCGCTGAGCTTAACCTGTGCATTGCTCTAGCGTTTCTTCTTTAATGCCTACCCACCACCGAAAGGCTATATCCCATGCTGTAGAAAGATTGGTGGAATAATGGGGAACCTGAATATATGCTACTAGCCCATTTTGTTCGTTTACAACGTGATAGTCGTCTTCGGCATTACGGCAAACAAAGTTTTTGTTGTCAAAAATATATTGGCTTATTTTTTTATCTAAATCGCGTTTACTTGCTTTGACTTTAATTTGCTTCACTTCCTCTCTTTAATAAAAACATTAACCGACTGGATTCCAAACTCGAAAGCTTCTTCACGACTTTCGAAATAGATATCCAATCGGTTTCCTTTGATATCACCACCAGTATCTTCCGCAGTAAAGACTCCCAGTCCTTCGATAAATATTTCTGTACCAAGAGGAATTACTTCTGGGTCTACTGCAACAACGCCTGGGCGAACTATAGTTCCACTTGCAGTTATGCCATCCGCTGTGCCTTCTTCTTCGGAACGGGAATAAGCAGTGGCTATCATTTTGAACGGTTCGGTTTTTGGCGGTTGTGGTGGCGAAACGAGTGGTGCGGTATAGATGGGTGCAAAGACAGGATTAACGAATATACTGCATAATAGCATTGCTATTAATCCCGCTTTTGCAAAATAGATTTTCATTCAATTACTTTAAATTTTGTCCACGGCGTAATGTCGCCGACCTGGATGTTGTATCTTTCAACAATCTTTGGATCAATGGTCTTTAAGGAGATTTCTCCTTTAACCTGTACCGGTTTTTTGACAAATCCTTTTATGCGGTCAAATACCGCATAACCGTTGTCGTAACCATCTTTGTATGGCATAGTTAATCCTCCTTAAAATGTTTTAAATTGCTGGCAAGAACTCTCGTGACTTCAGTCGTGAGATGAATTGCCAGGTGTTGTTGTGGCTTAGAAACTCTAAGTATTTAAAACTTACCTGCTTGTAGCTTTTGTTTGGCAGAGTTATATAGTTACCTTCTATGTCTTTGATGTATGCTCCACCGTTACAAAAACCCGATATAAAGCCTGTTCTACCGAATATTTTAACTTTGTCGTTTAGATAAAAGCCGTTACTATATTTGGTGTTTTTGCTGTTTCGTTTTTGGGCTGTGTTCGGAGTTTTCCTGCCTTTGCGTGGAATCGCTTCATGTAAGCTGCGCTTCTTTTTGCGAAATTGTTTTATTTTGAATGTTTCGTTGTTATCAATAAACTTTGGTTCTATGCCCGCTATAACTAAAGCATCGTTATAATGGGTTTTCTCTATACCTAATTCTTTTCTTCTTGGGGTGGTATAACTACCGTAAACTATATTGGCATCAGGGTATTTAGCAAAGACTTTTCTTCGGATGATGTTCATGAAAGGTGTTTCTTTATAACTAGGTAGTTTCTTGCCCTCTAGCATCCATTCCCAGAAGATTTGGCCTTCTTGATGGTTTTCGTGAGTATGGCAATCGGTGCAAACGGTAATTAAGTTGCTGGCTTTGTCGCTACCGCCTTTGGAACGGTAAATTATGTGATGTGTGTGTAAGATGCTTTTCTTTTTACATACTTGGCAGGTGTAGTTATCTCGGGCGAATACGTAATACCTAATATCGTAATATCCGTAAGTATCGCCTTGCTGGTATTCTTTGCCTTGTATTTCTGGATTCATCATTTTTTGAACATCGAATTTACCTACTTCTATGGTTAAGTTAGGATTGGGCACTAAGCTACAACATTTATCAATCCAGTTAAATGTGTTGTTGACCCTGCTGTGGATCGACGGCGGTAGCCAACCTTTGGGTTTGGTTCTGTTATCAAATCTGGGTTTTCTATAACGGGTTTTACGGTATCTTCTGCTTCTGCGATAGGTTCTTCTAGCGTCTAAGTTGGTTTTTACATCATCTCTTAATTCGATTTCGCCTTTGGCTAAGACTTTGTTTTGGCTTTGTATTGCAATACCTATGTGTTTTGCACCTAAGTCAATCCCTATGTCTATAGGTTGTGTGGCCTCGCCTGTTGGGTATAGTAATTGAATTGTAAAGGGCTTATAATCTATGATTTTTGCCCTTCCTACTTTGAGTAGTTTCCTTGCTTTACTGGGTTTGCAAGGCATTAAGGGTTCGTTTCTTAAGTTTTTGACAAATACTTTCAAGGTTTTGTCCTCCCTTCGGAGTTGTTGCCCTTCGCCAATGTTATCTACCCTTCGTATTGTGGTTGACTGTTCCTACCCTCCAGAACTGTTTACAGCGCCACGAAAGTGCTTAGAACTAGGGCATTATTCTAAGGTTTCTACATGATAGATAACGTAGTTTTCACTTAGGCTAGTCAACTAGGGCTACAAGCCCGTCACTTTAGTGATGGGTGGTTGACTTCTTTTTTAAGAGGCACCATATATTCACGCCATTCCCTATTATTGCGGGGAATTACATCGCTATTGGTTTGGCGCGAATAACCGGGCTTAATGTAATAGCTATAACCTTCTATTGCCCGGTCAAGCACATCCTTAAAGCTCATGTCCTCAGTAGTAACGGACAATCTTACCAGAGCGTTGTGTTTTGCTTTGGGCGTGCCTTCCTCCCTAAGTATTACTAGCGCTTTTTCATACTCGTTAATTTTTATCAACCCCTTTCTGGGTTGGCTGGTAATCTTTGTTATAAGGCGTGAAGCTTCCTAATTTTTGGTGATGGTAATAAAACTGATTTGATCATCTTGGAAATAGCCCTTGGCTTGGCCTACAAGATCCTGTACTTCGCCAACCTTCTGTAATATTATTTTGGGATTACCCTTAGCTTTCATAGAGCCTAGAGCCTCTTCTCCCCGCCAGGCGGGATTTCCTCTGGAATGTGAGTTAGTCCCTTATGTCTCTTCTTTCAACTTCTTTTGCTACCGCTTCCACTAACTCCGCCACACCAACCCATATTCCTGTCGGTTCATAATCTTCTTCTAAAATGAAATCCTTGCAAGTGCTTGTTTCATTGGTTTTTCTAAAATCATTCAAGCAGTTTATGTGGGCTGAATATTCACTATTTGGCTTATACCAGTAGCAATTTTTACAAATCTTTTCCACTTGCGTCACTCTCCTTTAGCGGTTTTGGCAAGGGCATCCAGGCAATAATATATCCTTCATCATCCCACTCGCCATTTTTGTAACCAGACATAGATACAAATGGTTCGTCATCTCCGCATAATTCCCCGTCAAGTGTCACCAAATAAGTATCATCTTTGAGTGGCGATGTTTCCGTTAGTGGAGTCCAAAATCCAAACTTAGCGTCTATGTCTTTTCCCCTGACTTTACAAAAAACCTCAAAGGCCCTTTTCCAGGTCTTTTGTTTGTTGCTTTCAAGAATTTCAATGCTTCTTAAAATCCCGTTCGCTACCCCGTTCTTTGTGCTACGCTCTATTGCCGTAAAATAAAATTCTTCATTTTTCTCTAACTGTTGTTCAAGGTGGTACTCCTCTGAAATAGCACTTTCGTATAATTCCCATAATCTTCCAATCATCCATTTCTCTCCTCCTTGCTTCGCAGCTTTAACATTCCCCGCCCCAAGAAGGGACGGGATTTCTTTGTGATGCGCACTAATTACGGTTCGATTTTTACCGCAATAACCTTTTCCCAGTCATAAGCATTAACTTTTTCCTGGGCCAGCTTCATGGCCGTTTCGTCATCTGTGTCTGTGCCAAAAAACTTATCGTATTCCTCGTCCACTAAACTGTCGTGATCTTGGTCTTTGATATAAACTCGCTCATCTTTGAGGTAAATTTCTTCAATTGCCGCTTCCCCCCAAGATGCTATCCACCAGGCGCAGCAATCGCCCGCAACACATTCAGTTTCAACCATCGGGACTATCCGCAAGTTCGGGTACTGCTGTACCAACTCAAGTAGATGTTTAATATTCTGCTGTTGTAATTCCATTTCGGTCATATTCTTTATTCCTCCTTCTCTTCCCGCCAGGCGGGAACTGCCCTGGAACGCGCACTAAAGCGCATCACATATATCGGCTAACATCATGGCAATATTGCCAACATCGGCGGCCTCAGAAGACACATTCCGGCGCAGTTCAAGATTTGGCTTCTTTTCCCCGCTATTCCCTTCTGTAAACCGGCAGAGTTTTACAACTTCTTTTAACTCGGCTACTTCTTCATCTAACTTTTCTAGTAAAAAACTAGAGTTACAGTCCTTCCAACCGCCTTTGTAGTCATTTTCCAGAAGTTCAACTTCCATAGCTTTGGCAAATTGAACGACCTGATGTCTCGGCCCATGATATTCAATGCTTGTTTTTTTCCATGATAGCTTTTGGCCGCAAACAGAACAGTATCTTTGGGTAGCGGGATGTCCGCAATTGGGGCATAATTGCCCATCGGTAATACTTACATCTTGCGGTATTTGTTTTTTTAAAGCCTCCATGGCCAATAACATGGCTTCCTTTTGTTGGTCGGTCCAATTCGCCCAGGCCATTCCTGCATTCTCCCCGCGAGCCGCGCTATGCTCTTGCCAATTACAGCCACAGCCCCGTTTCGTCTGGCATTGCATCAAAATTAATATCGTTTTCATTCTCGTCTTTCCAATCGGCCTTTATCCAGTCCGGTATATTTCCATTCCACATTCTGCGAATATCACCAGCCGTAAAACCAATTACTCCACCAAGGCTGGGTTCAACTGCCATCCCAAAAGCAACTTGGATACAACAGACTATCTGTGACCAGAACTTACCTCCATAACAATCTTTAAGTCGTATATAGTGGTAATGATCATCGAAAAACTCTTGTACCTGGTCACAAAGATAATAATCGTCCTTGTTTCCGTCCCAGTCCCGAATTTGGGGCCAATCCTTCTGGCAATGTCGCCAATGAAAATATTCCTTCACTTCTTCAAGTATCCTTTTTCTTCGGGCTTCCGTTGCGTTAGGATAGCAATGTTTTGCCATTCTAATAGCTGCATCTTCCCATCTTTCAAACTGTTCATCAGTCACTTCTCAAACCTCCCCTCTGCTTCGCTTCTTTAACATGGAGTGCAGCACAGGCTAAATGCCTATACTGCACTATTTGTTTGGAATGTGCAACTAGACAACTTGCCTGTCAACTATTTTCAAAATATAGTATTCCTTGCCTTCAACAGCTCCCCAGTCAGGATTCCCTTTTCCAATGTCCAAAAAAGCTGTTATAACACAGGACGGAGAATTTTTAGAATAGCCATTACGGAGAATTATAGGGTGAAATTTCTCTGTATTCCTCGCGTTTTTCTCCAATAAGTATCAGTCCAAGCCAGATGATGATCACCATCTATGGCATTAACTCTAACTTCCCACATATGAACTCCTTTCTGCCAGGCGTGTTGTGTGCCTAGGTTGATTTTTTCTTAGTGTACTATGCAGCATTCAGGCAAAGTCGAGACAAATAATCTAAAGCTGATATGCGTTCTAAAATATCTGCAAAGTATATATCGTCTTTGCATTTCCTTGTTCCCAAAATTGCTACAGCGGCCATCTGAGGAGTTATATTCCATCTTTGGATTACTGAATGACCACCAGGCCCTTCGTGGCATGAATAAAACTCTTCCCATACGAAATATTTCCATATTTCGTATCCCTTTTCTGTTAAAGCAATTGCGTCTTGGTTGTATTCGTACCTTGAAGGTGTATAGCCGCGAGTAGTAATTCCACCGTATGGCTTGAAACGTGCAATGTGAATTGCCTTTTCTTTTTCAAGACAATATAACGGATATGATAGCTTAACCTCGTCTTCAGTCACTATTGCCTGGTAACCATATACCTCTTTCGTTGTTATGGAATCTCCAAGCCAATATCCATTTTTAACAGCAATAACAATCTGCGTTAGTTGACGTGCAATTGTGTCCAGCAAACTACTTTCTTTTTTCATATAAACCACTCCTTTTCTGCCAGGCGTGTGCCCAGAAATAATAACTTTGACTAGAACGTGTGTCCTAGAAATGGATCATGTGATCCACTCCACCTACTGATTACAGTAGGTGGAGGCATAACACGATCAAACCACTTTCTTTTTATCGGTAAAACAAGCATGTTGCCTCCTTCGCTTTTAACGTTTCCCGCCCTGAAGGGCGGGATTTATTTGGAGTGCGCATCTATTTTTTGTAGGTTGAATACGAATACGATACCCTAACTTCTACCGAGAAAGGCTTTCGGCACTCATAGCAAACCAATTCATATTCTCCTTCGACATAAAGCTCGCAATTGTCGACATCTATCTCGTAGTCCTCACCGCAATGTGGGCAGTAAATTTCATCCTCACAGCTAATTTCTGTGATTTCTCCGTCTTTGATTTGTTGCTTTATTCCACATGAATAGCACTCTGTTTCCCATGGAAGCATATGTCTTTCTTGTCCGCACTTCTCGCATTTTTTAGCCATTTGAATCCCCTTTCTTAAAAAAACAATCTTTAACATTTCTTAGCAAAAAGTCCCCCTCCAAAACAAAAACATTAACCGATTGGACTCCAAATTCAAAAGCTTCTTTGCGACTTTCATAATAAATATCCAAACGGTTTCCTTTGATAGCTCCACCAGTATCTTCAGCAACATAAGTACCCATTCCCTCGATAATTATTTTTGTACCGAGAGGAATTATATCTGGGTCTACTGCAACAACGCCTGGGCGAACTATAGTTCCACTTGCAGTTATGCCATCCGCTGTGCCTTCTTCTTCGGAACGGGAATAAGCAGTGGCTATCATTTTGAACGGTTCGGTTTTTGG